GGATGAAGAACCTGCGAGCCAGCGTCAGGCCGGTCATCACTTACGGGTTCTTCTTCCTGCTGGTGGCGATTGACCTGGGCTTGTTCTGGTACGGCTGGACTCGCGGCGTGGACTTCAAGGAGTTGGCTAATCTTCTGTGGGATGCTGAGACTGCAACATTGTTCGCCAGCATCATCGCCTTTCATTTTGGTGGTCGAGCATTCGGCAAATGAAAGTCTCAGACAGGCTCATCCAGATGATTAAGCACGATGAGGGCGTGCGGGTTAAGCCATACCGCTGCCCGGCGCTGCTCTGGACTGTGGGCGTGGGCCATGTCATTGACCAGAGTCACATCAAGGTGCCATTTGAAGAGCGCAAGACTCTACCGATTCCCACTGGCTGGGATCGAACTCTAAGCATGGATGAAGTCAATGCAATACTTGCTAAAGACCTTGAGAACTTTGAGCGTGGTGTTTTACGACTCGCTCCTAATCTTGCTGGCCGTCAAAGTAAGTTCGACGCTTGTGTCTCTTTCAGCTTCAATGTAGGCTTGGGCAACTTCCAGAGAAGCACGATTCGCATGAAGATTCAACGAGAGGAATGGCAAGCAGCCGCAGATTCATTTTTGCTGTGGACGAAGGCCGGAGGCAAAGAGTTGCCGGGTCTAGTCAAGCGTCGCAAAGGTGAACGAGCGCTCTTCCTATCTGACTGATGGCAACTAACCTTTATCAGCAACTGCAAGCGCCGGGCAATCCTGATCTGGGATCTGCTCCTCCTGCTTATGACACCAACTACGTCGATCAGAATAACGGCGTTTTACGCACCTACTTTACGCGGCTGAATAACATCATCTCGACGCTGCTCTCTCCTCGCGGCGGCAAGTACCTCAACACGCCTTATGGTGCGTTTCAGGACGACACAGATCAGACTGACGGCTCGACAGCGGTTGCGTACTACTTCAGATTCAACACGACAGACTTTAGCAACGGCGTGTCTGTGCAGTCTCGCACCGCATCGTTTACCGGATCAATTGCAACCACGACATTGACGGTATCGGCCATCTCTGCGGGGTCTATCTTCCCGTCAATGCAGATTTCTGGCACTGGCGTTACGGCTGGGACTCGCATCGTTGCGCAGCTTACGGGTACAACTGGCGGCACTGGAACCTACACGGTAAACACATCACAGACCGTAACGTCCAGAACCATGACGGGCGATCTCCCGTCCAAGGTGACTGTAGATCAAGCCGGCTTGTACAACGCTCAATTTTCTGCGCAGTTCATCAACACGACGAACGATGTTCAGGAAATATCTATTTGGTTCAGGAAGAACGGGACTGACATCGCGGGATCGAATAGCGAGTTTGGCATCAAGGCTAGGAAATCTACGGGGTCTGCAAGTCGCTTGATTGCGGCGATGAACTTCATCATTGACTTGGAGACAAACGATTATTTTGAGATGATGTGGCGGGTATCAGATTCTGGCGTTTCTCTTGAGCAGTTCCCAGCCGTAACAGCAAGCGGGACCACTCCAGCTATCCCTGCGACACCCTCGATAATCTTGACTGTCTCTTTCATGTCTAACCAATCAGCGTGACGCCATGCCATACATCCCTCTGAAGATTCCTCCTGGCGTGTACCGCAACGGCACTGAGTTTCAGTCTGCTGGCCGGTACTACGATTCATCGCTGGTGCGCTGGTACGAAGGCACGATGCGCCCTGTCGGCGGGTGGCGCAAACGCAGCACATCGCAGATGACGGGATCTTGCCGAGGCTTTATCAACTGGCGCGATAACAGCGGGGATCGCTGGATCGTTGCCGGTACGCATTCCAAGCTGTACGTCATGAACGAGGCCGGAACCCTCAAGGAGATTACCCCTTCAGGCTTTACGGCAGGCAGTGCCGACGCGGTGCAGAAGATCGGTTACGGTTACGGGCCTTATGGCTCATACGCTTACGGCGTAGCTCGCCCTGATATTGGATCTGTAACACCGGCAACGACATGGAGCTTAGATACCTGGGGCGAGTATCTTGTCGCCTGCTCAAGCTCTGACGGCAAGCTCTACGAGTGGCAGCTAGGATTCGCCACTCCCACGCTGGCCGCTGCGATCACGAACGCGCCTACCGGCAACGAGGCGGTAATGGTTACTTCTGAGCGGTTCGTGTTCGCTCTGGGCGCGGGTGGCAACACTCGCAAGGTGCAATGGTGCGATCAGGAAAATAACACTGTCTGGACTCCAGCCGCGACGAATCAGGCCGGCGACTTTGAGCTAACAACTGTCGGCAATCTCAAGTGCGGCAAACGTGTTCGCGGTCTTTCAATTCTATTCACAGATGTTGATGTCCATACCGCGACATATATCGGCCTGCCCTACGTCTACAGCTTTGAGAAGGTTGGCTCTGCCTGTGGCGTGATTTCTTCGCAAGCCGTGGCGGCGATTGAGACTGCCGCGATTTGGATGTCAAATTCTGGCTTTTGGATATATGACGGATACGTCAAGCCGCTTCCTTGCGATGTATCTGATTTCGTTTTTCAGGATCTCAATACATCGCAGGCCAGCAAGATATATGCGGTGAACAACTCAAAGTATGGCGAGATATGGTGGTTCTACCCGTCAAGCCAATCCACTGAGAACGACTCTTATGTCGTCTACAACTACCGCGAAGGACACTGGGCCATTGGCGATCTGTCGCGTACGGCTGGGACTGATCGAGGTGTGTACAGCAATCCTTTGATGGTTTCGGCTGACGGCTACATCTACGAGCATGAAGTCGGCTATGCCTACGACTCGGCGACACCTTTTGCGGAGTCAGGCCCAATTTCTCTAGGAAACGGCGATCAGACCATGACGGTTCTGGAGTTGGTGCCAGATGAGCAGACGCTAGGCGAGGTGCAGGTTTCCTTTAAGGTAAAAGACTTTCCGACAAGTACAGAGACAACTTTCGGGCCTTATGCCGCTGCGCAGCCTACGGATGTGAGATTTTCAGCGCGGCAGGTTAAGGTCAGGTACACCGGAGCGGTGCTTGATGATTGGCGAGTCGGCGTGCCGAGGATGGATGCTATCGCGGCAGGAAAACGCTGATGGATGACTTTGAGAGGTGTTCTAAATGGCTGGAGGCGGCGCTAGAATACTCGGCAGGGACACACACAATTGAGGACATTGCAGCGGGGGTGAAGAGTGGCGCTTTTCAGTTCTGGCCGGCACCTAACGCAGCAGTAATCACCGAGATCATTGTCTACCCGCAACTGAAGGCTCTGAATTTTTTCTTAGCTGGCGGCGACCTAGATGAACTCAAAGCGATGCGACCATACATCGAGCTTTGGGGAAGGCGAAATGGTTGCACCAGGGTTAACCTTGCTGGCCGCAAAGGCTGGCAAAAAACCTTTTTAAGAGATGAAGGATACGAACCAAGGTGGTTCGTGTTGAGCAAGGAGCTTTGAGATGGCAATCACCTATCCGAGCCAGTTGATGAGAACGCAACTGCCTTATTACGTCAGAGAAGGTGACATCTACTCGCAGATCATGAGTCAGATGCCGCAGCGCCGAGTCGCTAGTCCCTACGGCAACTTTACTGGCGGCTATGACCCCAGCATCTACTCTCGCAGGGCCGCAACTGTAGCTCCTGAAACCTCTGGCGGTCTGCTCGGTGTTGGTGTGGCTGATGGTGGAATAGGTGACCTTGGCCTTGGCGACTTGGCGGCTGCTTTGGCGGCGCTAGGAGAGCTATCCTCTGCTCAGGTTGGACGTGATGAGGCTGCTGCGATAGCTGATGCTCAAGCAATGGAGGCCCTAAGCGATCTGTCCTCTGCCCAGGTTGGCCGTGATGAGGCTGCTGCAATAGCTAATGCTCAAGCGATGGAAGCATTGTCCGAACTATCAGATGCATCTGTTGGTCGGGGCGAACAGGCAGCTATTGATGCTGCTTTGGCTGCTGCTGCTGCCGAGTCGATGGGTAGTGCCTTGGCAGCAGATCAAGCTGCTGCCGCAGATGCGGCTGCGGCGGCTGCTGCCGCAGAATCAATGGGCAGTGCCTTGGCGGCAGATCAAGCCGCTGCCGCAGATGCTGCTGCGGCTGCTGCCGCCGCTGCTGCCGCTGCCGATGTTGCTGCTGCTGCTGATGTTGGAAATGTTGGAGGCCCAGGCGGTGGTGATGTTTCTGGCGGTTATGGTGGTGTTGACAGCGGAGGATATAGTGGTGATGGATCTGGAGGCTACTACTACAAAGGCGGCAAGGTCACTATGGGTGGCCTGCTCACTGACTTTGATCCTCCCGGACCGGATGACGGTTACGCAGCCCTCCAGGCTGGCGAGTACGTCATCAAAAAATCAACCGTGAAGAAGCTGGGCGACAAGAAGCTCAAAGCCTTGAACGAAGGCCGGGCAACGATCAAAATGCGTAAATGAAGGAGTTGGAATATGTCTAAAGGTGGCGGCGGCACGCAAACGACTACGCAGTCAATTGATCCTGATCTGAAGAATGCATATCTGCAACAGATTGAGCAGGCGCGAGGTGTGGCGGCTGCATTGCCTGCGCAGCAGTTCGCGCAGTTCAATCCCATGTACGAAGCCGGCGAGCGGCAACTTACAAACCTGGGGCTGACTCCATTCGCGCCAGAAGAGATTGCAGCCTTTCAGAATCCTTACGAGCAGCAAGTTGTCCAGAATACTCTAGCTGACATCGAGGAACAAAGGCGCATGGCGCAGATGGCTGAAGCGCAACGCGCCACAGCGGCTAAAGCCTTCGGAGGTAGCCGGCAGGGCGTGGCGCAGGCTTTGACCAACGAGGCGGCTCTTAGGGAGGCCAGCAGGGCATCTGCGGGGCTGCGCCAGCAAGGCTACGGGCAGGCGGCGCAGCTTGCCCAGCAGGCGCGCAACATTGGCCGTCAAGGCGCAATGGATGTCCTCGGTCTTGGCGGTGCCCGTCAGCAGCTTGAGCAGCGTGAGCTTGATGCTTTGCGAAACATCGGCCTTGAGCGGTTGGGCATATCGCAAAGCGCATTAAGCGGAAGCCTGCCCAATCTTGGCATGACGACGACATCTCCGCTGTATCGCAATACCGGGTCTAGCTTGTTGGGTGGCGCATTGGCTGGAGCGACTTTAGGATCTAAAGTCCCTGTCATTGGACCCGGCTTAGGTGCTGGTATTGGCGGTCTGCTTGGCCTGTTCGGATGAGGTGAAACATGGCAACATCATTTGATCTCGGCGGGTTGCTCGGGTCGGCATTTGGAGATGACGATTACAGCGATCTATTGACGCCTGCGCAGCAATCATCGATTAGAGATCGGTCTATGCTTGCCGCTGCCGCTGCGCTCTTGCAGGCTGGTGGCCCGTCTACGACACGCACCACGCTAGGACAGGCGCTCGGGTCTGCTCTGACCGCTGGTCAGGCTGGCGCTGAGAGAGCGCAGCAGTCTGCCTTGACGGGGATGCTTACTCGCCAGAAGCTG